TTCTTAGTGTATATAATTTAATAATAGATATATTTTGCGCCATTGTTCATTTAGGTGTTAAATGCGCTGAAAAACATTTTCCTAATTCTGATTTCTCTATTAATTTTCGTTCTTTTTATGAACATATCTCTTTTGATTCTACTTTAAGACGTTCCACTGATTTATTGTCTAGTTTTTTAGTTAAATATGCTCGCGACCAATCAATTATACATACTACTGTTTTTAGAAATGAAGCCACTTCTTTATATACTCGTTTTTTAGTTTGTTCTAACTTTCAAAAAGCTTTGCGTATCTCTAGTAATAGGAATTTGCAAGCTATGTGGTTAGAATTGCGTGGAATTGTTAAATCTATTGATAGTTTCTCTACTGCTTCTCGTGTTACTCCCGCTTTTATTGTTTTAGAAGGTCCTCCTGGATGTGGAAAATCTACCGCTTTAGGTCAAATAACTGAATATTTTTCCACTATATCTAAACCCCAACGCTCTATATATACTCATGTTTGGAAAGCTCGCGAGGAAGGAAAGGATTTCTATGATGATTATATGAATCAGGATATAATGGTTTTAGATGATGTTGGCCAAGGAGGTATGGGTCAATGGGCAAAAACAATGAATTTCATCTCTAATGTTAAATTGCCCCTTGACTGTGCTGAAGCCGACAAAAAGAACACAAAATTTTTTACTTCTTCTGCTGTCATTTGTACAACTAATAATTTTACTGGTCATCTTAATGTTACTGCCCAAGATGGTATAGCAGATATAAATGCCTTACGCCGTCGTCCTATTGTTTTTGTTTTTCAGGCTCCTGTTATTGTTAATAATGTTAGAACTTATACTGTTACTTCTCGTTTTTTTGATTTTTTAAATGTAGCCCCTGCATGGAAAGATGGTTTTCCCACTGATTTTGTTGCTTATATAAATTCTAGACCTAATGCTGTGCCACTTTTGAATACGCTTACGGGCACTCTTCCTGAGATTTGCGCTTGGATAAGCGCTATGACTCTTGCCCTTGAGGATTTTCATAAATTTTCTTTTACTCATACAACTTGCGCTTTTAATTCTACTAGTGTTAATCGTTTCTACTCTCAAGGTATTTTTTCTTTCTTTTCTGATAATTTTAAATCTAAATCACAAACATCTGTAATGTTTTCTATGGCTAATGATTCTATTAATTTAATTAATGATAAACCTCCTGAGTATGAATATCCAGATTTTTTAGATGATGAAGATACGGTTGACGATTATATTAGTGGTGCAGATCCTGAATTTCATTTTCCTTCTAACTTAACTTCTTCTTCTGAAAAATTTTATTATTTTTTAAAAAATAAAGCTTCTTCTCTATCTAAAGATGCTATTTCTTTTATTGCTTATTTGTTTAAATTTTTTTCACGTGTTAAAACGTGGTCTTTAAAACTTTTATCTTCATTTACTGTCTTAGTTAAAGAAAATCCTTTTTTAACCGCTTTTATTACCGGTTTCTTTTTATTGTTATCTACTAGTGTTGTTTTAATTACTAACCATTTTTTAAATAAAAATTCATCTGTAAGTTCCATCCCAGATGTGCACAAAAACCGACTAAAAGGATTTAGTACACAGGGATTAGAATTTACAGTCGACACTGATCAATCTCCTTCTAATTACTCTTATTGGATCGTCACGAAAGGAAAAGATGGTGCTCGCTTATCTAATGCTATTTTTTCTGGTAGACGCGCTCTTGTTTCTAGACATTCTGTTCATGGTTGTAAGCTTCTTAGTGCTTTTAAACTAAGATCCGATATTGATAATGGCCGCACTCTTTTAGATGAAGTTCCTTTTAGCATAGTTTATGATTCCCCTGCTTCTGATCTTGCTGTTATACAATTAAGTATAGCTACTAATAACCTTTTTAAAAAAGCTTCTTGTATTTTTCATGAACCTCTTTCAACTTCAAAACCCGGTTTAGTTAATGGCTCTCGGCTGGTTTGTCCAGACGGTGTCATTGATTATAATAATAGACAAGTAAGAACTAATGAGGATACTATGGCTGTTTTTTGTGATGTTTATAATAAAGACTTAATTTTTCCCCCAAAATCTGGACTTATTCACGAGAATGGCTATAAGGGTCTTTGTGGTGCTGTTTTATATTCTTCTGATAATGGCTTTCTTGGTACTCACGTTGCTGGATCAAATTCTGAAACCGTTAATCGCGATAGTTATAAGGGGTTTGTTGTATTATCTTCGGATTCGGAACGAAGAAATATAACAAGACTTATGACTGATTGTGGTGATGGTTTGGACATTGAACCAATTGATGGATCTGCTGCTCGAATTAGATACACCCCTGGCTCGGTAATACCGAAAACTTCTCTCAAAAAATCACGACTTTATGAAACTGGTGCACCGTTTATGGAAAGCGGGCATTGCAAATTCAAAGTCATACCTAAAATGGTAAATGAAGATGGCAAATCTCTGTTAAAAGAACTTGTCGCTCCGAATTTATCTAACACCGGACACGTTGATTTAAATGCTTTAGAGTTTGGCCAAAAAGCGCTAGAGCAACATTTCGTATCATTTAAGACAATATCTATGAAAGAGGTTATTTGCGGAAACGCAGAGTTGGCCCCTCTTAACAAAGATAGCGTAAATGGATATGGATATAAAAACGACAAAACTGTTTATATTGATTTTGAAAATGGAACCCTTGATGAAGATTTTAATAATTATTTAATTGATTTAGAAAAACGACTTGTATCTGGAGATGTAGAGTTGACAGAAATGTTAGCCTATCATGCCTTGAAAGATGAACCCCGACCTGATGGAAAGAAACCCCGTACTTTTGCTATTATGCCTTTACATATGACTATATTATTCAAGAAATATTTTGGCTCGTTTATGACACATATTAAGAAAAATCGACACTCAAATGGAATTGGTATAGGATTGAACCCTTATAAAGAATGGACTAAAGTTTTTAATAATTTAACTGCTGGTAATAAGAAATTAATGGATGCTGATTTTGGTAGATGGGATAGATCGTTAATAGCTGCTTTTTTAGATCATGTTTTAGACTCAATTAGAAAATTTTTTTGTGGAACTTCTTTTGAGTGTAGGGTGTTAAAAGCCTTATGCGATTCTCTCGTACGTATGTTTATTTTAGTTGAAGATCATGTTTATCTTATTACGCACGGTTTGCAATCTGGTTGTTGGTTAACTGCTTTATTAAATTCTCTTATAAATAAATTAATTTCTGCTTGTGTTTTTTTTGAAAATTATAAATTTAATAATGAAAAGTTTGGTGGTCAATTTGTTCGGAAAGCGAACGAGGAAAGATTGCTTCAATTTAATAGAATAACGGAATATTTTTTAGGCGATGATCGAATTTCTGGCGTCCCTCCTGAGTTAGCCCCTTTTTATAATTTAAGAACTGTTAAAACTTTTGTTGAACGATTAGGTATGGAAATAACTGACGGTAGAAAGCAACCTATTAATCACGATTTTGTTGAACCCGAACATGCTTCATTTTTAAAGAGAACCTTTGTTAAAAACACCAATAAAAATTTATCTGCGAAAATATGTGCTCCATTAAGTTTAGATACGATAGGTAATTTGTTTAAATTTTGCGATGGTACGAAAGATTTTAAGGTTGTAATGGCTGATAGGTCAATCGTATTTCAGATAGAGAAACATCTTCACGGCGCTAATGAACATTTAGATGAATTTGAGAATATTGTTAAGCAATGGTATGATGACAATGATCTAACTTGGAAATCCCTTCCTCCTAGTAGGATAGAAGAGATTCTCGAAGATGAAAATGGTTATGATACTATGTTGAAATTAAATAATAAGTTTTTTGATTATTAAATATATTATATACCAGATGATGATCTGGTTTAGCAAAATCATTTGTGCATATACAGTTATATGTATTCCTACTAAAGGAAGTAAAAATTATTAGGATCTTTCTGCTCGGAAATAAAATAGAGAACCGTTGATAGTATGGTGATTACTATTGCTAGGAAAGATTACAATATTTATTTTTATATATATATGCCTCTTCTTATTTTTGTTTAGATTTTTTAAATTTCTTAGTTTAATTCTTTCTTGAGATTTGTTTTTCGAAAT